CCTGTTAATACGAATCACAGACTACATTATGCAAAATCAGATATATACGTTCCACCGCCAGCCAAATCAGTCACACTAGATACCTTGTATGGATACAGCAATGTAAAGTCCATGCTACCTTCAGTTATTTCATCTGCTGTGCCTATTGAGAAATCAAAGCTTGTAATCATAGCACTCTTGAAATAGAAGTGTAATGACTTAGCACCGCAGTTACCAGAGATTTGCACAGGCTGTGAATTAATCATTGCACCCAAGACATCACAAAGACCACCTACTGTAAGATTGCATCCAGTAAATGACCCTTCTACCGATATTGCACCAGCTAGGAAATAGTTTCCAGTCTCTCCAACTAGTTCTTGTTCTGCGACACCTCTACTAATGGTTATAGTGACATCAGATATTCCCAGAGCTGAAGTAGCTATTCCAGACACCATAAATTTTGCATCTTTACCCGTATAAGTTATTGGTGTTTGAGCCATATCTCATCACGCTGCGTCTGTTATTAAACCATTAGAGTAGGTGACATTATTTGCATCTAAGACCTGAAAGTCTATACTAGCCTCTGATATAGTACTAGCATCACCTATTGATATTTCGTATCCGGTGACTTGGCATGAAACAAAGTAGAATTTTAATCCGTTTGTAGAACCAATCTGTCCCGATACTTGCAGATATTGATAGTTTCCAGACTGTTCTACAATATTCCTAAGCATATCTGCATTACCAGATGCTGCAAATCTACAATTTGTTAGCGAACCCTCTATAGACATAGCTCCCTGAGTGACATAGTTTCCAGGCTGACCGATTAAATCCTGTTCGACAGTTCCTCTATCTATAGTCAATGAGAAATCAGATATAGCCCAGAGTTCGTGAGTCTTTGTACCTAAATTAGTACAACCTATCCAAACCTTTGCATCTTTTCCTGTTACTCTACCAGGCATATTACCATCCTACCTAAAAGGACATCTATACGACATACATCTAATCATCATGAAACTTAAAGAATGTATAGGTTTGAATCTTTCTATACACAGACAAGTCATCATTGAAGTCATCAACGTCAGAGTCTTTAGATGAGCCAAGCGATATCATTAATGGAACTATTTCATCAGCTATTTCGAATACATTCTGCCTGCTCTTCCTTGAATAAATATCTATTTGGACAGTAACTTGTTCTCTTCTTACCTTATTTCCACTCGGAGATGCAGCATAGCCTAAATAACCTACATCATTACCAGCTGCTTGATTAATTATTATACATGGAAACGAATCAATAGTCTTCTGCCAACCTACTTTTATCTGCGATGCTGGAACTAAGGCTGTTAAATCTGAAGATGATATTAATTTGTTCCTGACTGTTAGTAGAGCATCAAGAGACATATTACTCTAAGTAAGGCTTACATTCTGAACGAATTATCCTAAGCATTCGTCCTCTTACATTATCATCCTGCATAGCTCTAGTTGTGTAATTATATCCAGGCTGAATAGTAAAACTATATCTGAACAATGGAGGATGTAGTCCTTGCTGTTTTCCAATTGGAAATGGTGGTGCTGGAGGTGCTCTCTCAACTAATGCTGTGGCCACTCCACCTCTGTACTTTAATCCACCCCACTCCACTACCGCAGCATGTCTTGATTTACATCTTAGTCTTACTTCTAATGGACTTTCCACTATGACTTCCCAGTTAGACTTATCCCGTATAGAATCTGCAGAACGACCCAATCCCATACTCGCTGCCCAACCACCTGCAGCTGACTGTTCTAGATTCTCGATGGCTTTGTCTCTAAGATGGAGAGATGCCTTTGCTAATGCATTCTGAGTTTTAGATGAGAATCTATTAAAGATTTCATTCATCCTTCGTATAACTTGCTTCTTGCCTCTTATTTGAGTGATTTCAATCATATTCTCGCTCTCACAATTTAGCAAGATATAATCGCTTATGATGAGATTCAGAATCTGCAATAACTTCTTTAACACGATAATCTTCGCTATTGTAGGTCACTCTATCTCCTGGAGATATGGATGTTGAATATTTTACGAAGCACTTATACGTAACATCATCATATTTACCAGCAGACTCTATTCTCTCTGATGCAGTTAGTGGGACTAATCTACAGGATATTGGAGTAGATGAGGAGGAATAACTAAACTCCCACTCACCTAATTGATTCTGTGAGGAATATGCAGTCTGTTTATAAATCTCATGAACGAGTAGGCTTTCGTAAGTCATTTAACTTCAGAAGTTTAGCATGCACAGCATAATGACATTCACTACATAATGGGATTAGATTATCAAAGGTATGAGTCCCACCCATACGAACAGGAACTATATGATGGAGATGCAAGTCTCCCTTAGCATACTTTCCACATGCTTGACACCTATATCCATATCTCTTAAATATAGCAAATCTTAGCCTATTCCAATTCTCTGGATATAATTCACTGGGTCTATACATTATCCATTAGCCTTATATATCTTCCATTTACTTTCTGACCTAGATAATAGCATTTCAATCGCCATCTTTTCCCAAGTCTTTGCTATTATGAACGGACTAGTCTGGACATCTGTGCCTCTAGCTACTGGCCTTGGTAGTTCATATTGATAATCACCCAACACTTCTCTGCTGAGAGTACAGTACTTCTTAGCTAATCTCGGACTCTGAACAATCTTTGATGCTATCAAAAGTAATACAGGTATCCGTGCATCAGACTTGGATGGCGTTTCTCCATCAAAGTACACAGCTGTAACATAATCCTCGACAGCTTCTATTTTAAGTAGCAATTCAGCTGTATCTACATCATCGTAATCTAATGGAGGAGTAAAGAATGACCTTACATCATCCTCAGTTACTATCTTCGGAGTATAGCTAACCATATTCCATCAATTCAATCTGACATTTCACCTAACTCAGGTTTGACTTTTCTAATATCAATTTTCTTTCTTTTTCTTACAGCCTGATTAATAGGAAATGGATACTGCCATATCTTATAAGTCTTCTCATTAGTTCTGCCACCGCCTTGGCTACCAGATATTTCATACTTATCTAAATCATCGGAATCTAAATCAGTTTTATCTCTTAGACCACGCCTACGCTTCCTCTCATAGGTTTTAGTCATCCAGGCTTGGTCTCCTTCTATATAACTTCCTATTCCTCTTCCGTGAAGAACCATAATAGTTCAATTAAATCTAAACATAAAACATAAGCGAGGCGTTAATAGCCCCGCTATTCTTATAATTAAGTTGAATCAAATGATTCTAAGCTTATCTGTGGTATATGATACATCCAGCCTCTTCTCTGAGCACATCTGTTCCGTATCTCATTGTACAGGAAATGCCCACCAAGTCATGAATTGGGTCTTCATACTGCTCTATTGTAACATCTCTCCTCATTGCAATGACTGCTAGGTCATTCTTTGAGAACACAATCGCTGTTACATCTGTACCACCAGTTGTGTCATCCCATGTTGGAGATGACTTATCAGTTACTGTCAGTGTGTATGGTGTCAAGCCCAGTAACTTCGGTAGTCTTCCAGTTGTGAGAGGCTCATTTGTACCTGCATATGCAGCATAAGCGATGTTGGAGTCAGCAAACAGATAAGCCTCCGCAGTTGGGTGTGTTAATAGTATATCTGGCAGGTAGTTGTGCTTTTTAACTTTGCCTACTGCAGATGCTATGTCAGCTACATCGATGTGATTACCAGCACCTGGGTCTACAGTGTTGGTTGTTATTTTGTTACTTCCATTTAGCATTGCATTGAGAACATCTCTGTTAAGTTTGTTCTCTAGTCTTGCTCCAGCTTTCTTGAGTTCCAGTTCAACTACATCGAATAGTTCATCCTCTATTAGTTCATTTGTGATTAATGGTCTTGTTCCTATCTTTTTGATTGTTATGTCTTGTTTTGAGTAAGATTGAGTATCTACCTGTATAGCAGCACCTTCAGCTATATCTTCTGCATATGTGCCTGCACTGCCTTTTACGAATCTGACTGAGTAGGATTTTGTTTTAATGACTGGAACGACTTCACGCATTACTTTGAAAGGCTCTGCACCTTCAATTATTGTCTTTGCTACTTCTTCTTGAACTAATGTGGTGTTTTCTATCGCATTAGCCTCAGACTGGAGTAGAGTCTTGTAAGCCTCTTCACCAATTGTTTTCTTGAATGATTCTTTCTTGAGCATTCTGTGTCTTTCAGCATTTCCTGCATACCCATATTTCAGTAGAGTTGCTAATTTTCCCATTTATCGTTCAATCCTATAAACAACATCAAGACATACATAGCTATACTGGCATTTCTATATGATTCAATTATATATCTACCGTATCAATATTCTGAAGAGTCCATCTGCACTTCCTTGCGTATCAAGAGCTAGTGCTTTTCCGTTGGATGATGGAGCAAATTCTCCATCGGCATAGAGCCCAAGTTCTTTACCAGCAGCCACAGATGTACCTGATGCTCTAGTCCATACTATGCTACCGGGACCGTAAACTAATACTTGGTCTCCGTCATCAGCGTTATATGCAGCTACGCCAACGAATCCCTCTGTCCATGCAGTTGGAACTTTGACTTTCATCCCGTTAACTGCTTCTACTCCCTGCCCTGCCTTGATTGTACCTGATGCGATGAAATCCATCATTACTCCTTCTTGTACAACCACACTTCTATCTGTTATTGCAGTGAATGCCATATTTCCTCATCCTATATTTATGCACATCTAAAGATATACATCAAACTAACGTTCAACAAAAACAGAGCCACTTTCGATTTTGATTGGGCTATCCTTCTCTAGTTCTATGTCATCATCTTTCTCTTCGACAGTCTTTGGCTTCTCTTCCTTGGCTGGTGTTTTTGATTTAGTGATTATCTCTATTTTTTTCTCCAATGCCTTTATCATGTCATCTTTGGATTTTAGTGCATTCTTCAATTCCTCAATCTCTTTATCTTCCGATTTCTCTTCAGTTGCCGGGATTTTTGAATATAGGTCGTCTATAGCATTAGCTATAACTTCATACCAATCTGCACCTTCTGATTTGCCAGATGGGTATGGATATTTGCTTGGATAAGGATATTTGCTAGGATATGGGTATTTCGCTGGCATTGGATATGGATAAGGATATTTCCCTTTACCCAGATTATCAATCATAGCCTTCAGTTCTTCTAGTTCTTTCTTCAAGTCTCCTTTTGCATCCTTGAGTATTGCATCAATTTTAGCTCTTATCGAATCAACCAAACCACCAGCCTTTTCCTCTGTGGTCTCTTCATCCTCTTCTTCAGATTCCTCTTCCTCTTTCTTTCCTAAATCCTGAATTGCTCCCTCCAGAGCGTTGATTTTACGCTCAAGCTCTGAGAGTTTGTCTTCTAAGGATACCTCTCCTTTCTCTTCTGTCTCCGTTTCCTCCTCTGTGCTTTTCTCCTCTTCTTCGGCTTCCTTCTCTTCCTCACTTGGCTCTGTTTCCTCTTCTTCTTTTTCTGTTACTTTGACTTCTTCCTCCATGCTTATCCCTTTAGATTTATTACATTCAACACATACATCTTCATCATCGTATAAAGAGTGATATTTCGATTTAGAAACTATTATAAACCCTGATTCCTGATTAACCGGATTTGAGCATATCGACACTTCGAATATATTAATCTTATCGATGACAGTATAGCATTTAGAATCATCACATTTTCTATGAGATAGCAGAACTTCACAGCCTATAGAGAATCCATTTAGTTCACCGTTAAGTATCTGTTTCCAAACTTCGTCTGCTGTGCTTAGGTCGTTTCTAATCTCAGCAACGATGAATAATCCCTTATCATCAACTTTTGTCTTATATTCTCCGTATGATTCGATTATCTTTCCTATCTGTATGTTCTTATGCATCAGCATTACATTAGCGTAGTGTGGGTCTTTGAGTAGCGATGCAATACCATCCTTCAACACCTCTACTGGAATAATTTCATTCTCATCGTCTATAACCGCAACCGATGCATAACCAGCTATAATTCGTCTATTTC